TGGACTGGAATCCTTCAGCGGAGTTTTGGTTTTATACTGACATGTTACCCAATCGTCCGAATGACATTAATTTTATTACGTTGACTTATAAAGACAATGAAGCTTTAGACGAAGTTACTGTACAGGAAATTGAATCACACAAGAACAATAAAAACTGGTGGCAGGTTTATGGACTTGGACAGTTGGGAACTATAGAGGGGCGAATTTATAAAGACTGGAACGTCATACAAGATATACCTTTTGAAGCACGCTTAGAACGCAGAGGTACGGACTTTGGTTATTCAAACGACCCGACCGCTATAGTAGATGTTTATTATTATAACGGTGGATATATTTTAGATGAACAATGCTATCGTAAAGGGCTTTCAAACAAGAATATAGCTGATTTAATTAAGAATTATCATCATCCTGATACGTTAATAATCGCTGATAGTGCCGAACCCAAGAGTATAGATGAGCTTAAAATGTATGACTTAAACATTTTACCTTGTATTAAAGGTGCAGACTCAATTCGCTCTGGTATTCAGTTTGTTCAACAGCAAAAGATTTCAGTTACCGCGAGGTCAACTAACTTGCTTAAAGAATATCGAAACTATATGTGGCAGACTAACACTGATGGTAAGGTTATAAACAAACCAGAGGAAGGAATGGACCATTTAATGGACGCAACACGTTATGCACTTAACTCAATCGTTGCACCTGCACAGTTTATTTCAAAAGCGACGGTACAATATTTTGATTAAAAACTTTTTTTGTGCTATACTATGCTCAACTTAGTAAATTAAATTTACAAAAACGTGATAGGCAGAATTGTTACTGATACTAAAACTGGTTTACCACTCGACGGAAATGGAAAAGCTCTCGAGGTTTCGAGTTATAATCCACCAGATGAAATAAAAAAGTTGTTTGCAAGGTGCCAGAGTGACTATTCCGTCGCGTGGAGTTTACAGAATCGTCCTTTTCCTGAATTTGATGGTTACTCCTTACTAGAACGTACTCGAATGGACCAAGAAACATTTGGTGCTTTCGTAGGCGCTGAATACGTCCCACAGAATAAGAAATGGCGTTGGAAAGGACGAAAGAATACAGCTCGTAACATGATTATTGGGATACTTGCTCACGTTATAGCTGGTATGCTTTTCCCATATTGTTATGCTTATAACGAAGAAGATGAAGAAGACGAAATGACCGCTAAGGTTATGAAAATCTTAATCGAAGACCATCTTAAGAAAGCAAACTATGAGTTGAAGTTCATGTACATGATGACTTCTGCTTTAGTAAATCCAGCAGTCTTCGTGGAAGTTGAATATGTAGAAGCCATGCAAAGGATTAAAGTTAAAAATCCCAATGGCACTTATCGCATAGAAGAAGCAGTCGATGAATTACTTTCAGGTTTAAATTTGAATATAATTCCTATTGACTCGTTGCTTTTAGGAGATTTTTATACGTTTGAAATGCAGAAACAGCCTTACATGATTAAGGTTAGACGTATTAGTTATGACCAAGCACGAGCTGAGAACGCTGGTAAGTGTTTTATTGGTGATAAAGACCAGTTTGATTTCGTGAGAGCTGGAACTACTCGTGTTGTTCAATCAGGTGTTGCTAACCAGACTTTATACGATATTCAATGGACAGAAGCTGATGAAAATTATGTTCAAGAACTTACATTTTATTACAGAGGTGAAGACTTACAGGTTAAATTCGTAGGCGGTGTGTTTATAGGTGCTTTTGACGAATCAAACCCAGACCAGATTTATAACATGAATCCGTTTGAACATCGTAGAATGGCTTTAATCGGTAATGATTGGATTTCAGTCCCAGTATATCCTTTTGCTAAGTCTGGGTTTGAACCGTTAGACCCACAGATGAGATTTGCTTACTATAAGTCAGCAGCTTTCAAAGAGTTTTGGGATGATGCCTCACAGAATAGAGCTTATCAATTAGCTCAAGACGGTATGAGTTTAGATGTTATGAAGCCTGTATTTATGTCGGGTGTGGCTAAAATCGACTCTACTGTGATGGTTCCAGGAGCAACAATAGGAATGCCAGCAGGTGCGTCCGTAACACCTTACCAACTCGGTCCTAATATCGCTGCTGCTCTACAAGTGATGCAACAGAACGTACAAGATTTAAGCGTATCTACTTCAGATCAACAGAACTCTGGTAACCCGCAAGCAGGTGTTAGTGCCACAGCAGTTAATAAAGCAGACCAGAACGCTCGTGTTATTCTCGGGGTGTTTGGAAGTATGATTGTCGACCTTGTTAAGCAAATTGGTGAGCTTACAATCGATGAGATTATAATGCACACCACGATAGGTACTATTGATGCAACTATTCCTGACTCCTTAAACATGAAGTTCCGTACTATTCTTTCTAAGGGCAAAGAAAACGGCAAAGACGTAACGAATAAGATAAACTTTGACTCCCAAATGATGGGCTGGAACTTAACACCTGAAAAAGCTAACGAGATGGAATGGAATTTGTTTTACAAAGCAGGGGGAATGAACGCCAAACAAAGAGTCTATCAAGTTAATCCTTACAAGTTTGCAAGACATCGTTTCTCGTTATACATTGACCCTGACCAGATTATCTCTCGCTCAATGGGTACTGACCAACTACGAAATGCTAGAGCTATCAATATCCTCACAAGCCCTCAAATAGCTCCGTATGTTGACCAACAAGCTGTGGTAGATAAGTTTGTGCTTGAAGAATACTCTGATGGCGACCCTGACCAATTTAAGAGCAAACATCCGCCAGGTGATATGCTTAACACTGCAATGGGACTGCAACCGCAAGGACCAGCGCAACAAGCGGGGACAATGCAGATGTAAAGGTCGAATTTAATTAATCAATATATATATATGAAAAAATTATCAGGAAAAGAATTATTGCATAGAGCTATGCAACCACAAATGAAGAAAGTACATAAGAAAACAACAGGTGCAAGTTTACAAGGAAGTTATGTTAATCCTCAGAGCAGAGCATTTGGTGGAGCAGGAACTAAAGGTATCCAATCTCAAGCTCCTATAAGTCTACAAGGCAAGAAAATGAAGAAGCACAAGAAAGCACCTACAACTCCTTTGCAACAGCAACAGGCTTATAAGCATAAAAAGGGCTGGATTGCAGGTGCAATTAAGAAACCAGGTGCATTACACAGTGAACTTGGAGTTAAAAAGGGTGATAAAATCCCTACTAAGAAACTCAACGCTGCCGCAGGTAAAAAAGGTTTAGTCGGTAAGCGTGCAAGACTTGCTCAGACTTTAGAATCATTTCATCATAAGCATAAAAAGCACATGAAGGAAGTTAAGAAGTCTAATAAAGACCTTGTTCAATGGGCTAAGGAAGAAGAGAAAGAGCCAGAACATAAGAAGCATAAGAAAGAGTTTACTGGTGGCGAGAAAAAAGCTACCTTTGACCAGAAGCATTGTAAAGTTTGTGGTAAATCACATGCAAAGCATAAAGCCTAAAATCAAAGTAAATAATCGTTTAAAAGGGGTATTCGGAGAAACTAAGACTACCCCTGGCAAGCGTGCTATCGTTCAGATAAATGTTAAGGCTCACAAAAATAAAGTCTTTAAAAAGTCTTATACTCTTAAAGAGTCGTTAGCAGATACCATTAAGCATGAGTTTGACCACGCCAGACATCCTAACAAGTTAGAGAAAACTGTGTATAAAGATACATCTAAGTTTATGAAGAAAGCTTCAAGTAGTCAGGTCGATAAGTTAGTAAGAGAATTAAGGAAAGGTAAATACAATGGATAAGAAACCTATTGTTAAAAAGAGCAAGCCAGTCAAAGGTATGAGTTTGCATCATTTCATAGCCGTCGGTGGAAAACCTGCTGACTTTAATAAGGCAAACGAAACCGAGAAGCTGAGAGCTTCTTCTAAGAAAGGTTAATATGTTTACATACTTTTGGCGTATTCATAAGTTGAAGTTGGATGACTTTGCTAGAATCTTAAGACAACAGAGAAACTATCTATCTGAATTGACTGGTGAAGAGAAAGAAATAGTTATTGCCAAATATACTGAGATTGCAGACTTGATTTTATCTAGTGGACTATTGGAAGTTAAACCAACTAAAAAGCCAAAGAATGCAAAAGTTAATCGCTAAAATTACTGTATGGCTCTTAAAAAGCAAGCGTTTAGATGGAGAATCTCGTATTCTTCTTTTAAACGCTCTTTTGAATAACTTGTCAGTTTTACCGATGAAAGACGTGATAACCTTTGCACCTGACGGCACTTTATTAGTTAAGGGAAAGACATTAACAATCGAACAAGCCGTGCAGATACGAGAAAGTGCTGTGTCCCTTAAAAACAATCCTACTTATTCACTTCTAAAAGAACAGATGGCTTACGAAGCAATTAAGATGGGTGTTCATAAGTCTACAACGCTTGATATGTTAGCTTTCTCTAAGGCTGCGCTTTGGATAAATGAACAAGAAACGAAGATAGTTGAAGAACTTTCACAAGAGATTTGAAATAATATTAAAAATAGTGTATAATACTATTAACAAGTACCGCTCACTTACAAGAGCGATAAAATGCACCTAAAGCTATAATTTAGAAAAACTATGAACGAAGAAATCAAAGAAGATATTAAGTCGGACGTACCTTCTACATCCACAGAGTCAACTGTAAATGACGAAGACCCTTTAAAAACTGAACTCAACAGAGTACAAAGCAGGTCTAAAGTAGAAAAGTTACTTTATACGAAGAATCGTATAGATAGTCAACTTAAAGAATTGGGTGTAGATGATGAAGAACCCGAAGATGAGGATGAAAAACCTCTAACTCGTGGTGAGTTTAAAAAGATGCAAGCTGAAAACGCTATCAAGACATCTTTACAACTCGCAGAAGAAATCCCAAACGAAACAGAACGGGAATTGCTAAAATATCATTTACAAAACACGATTCGCTCTACTGGAGATGCAAAGCAGGACTTTGAACTTGCTCGTGGATTAGTAAATTCTGTAAAGAATAAACAAATCCTTGAAGAACAAAATCGTAAAGGTACACCAGTAACTCATTCATCAGGTGTCGGCGCTCCAGCTAAAACTAGCAAAGAGCCTGAATTCACCGCAGAAGAATTACGTTATATTGGTGCACCATTCAATTTAACTAAAGAACAAATTCTCGCTGCTCGCAAATAGTTTAGAAGGGTTATTAATCAATTAATAACTCACACATGGCAGCAGTACAAAACAACATCATCATCCTGAACGAAGCGGATTACCGTTTCTCACTTCAGCCTGTTCTTGTCAC